CGAACTGTTGCCCCATGTCCCTCCAGGATTATCAACCTGAAGTCAACGTGCAGGGACAGCTAGGGCGAGGAGGGGTTTTCAGCCCTTCACCACGAACATGACCGGTCTGCTCAAACGAACAGGCCCCAAATCACAGCCCCCCGCCAGCCAGGGCGGAACCACAACGACGGTAAGGCCGTTATGAAAGTTCCCTGTCGCCAGACCGCGGCAGTCAACCTAGTAACCTAGGCCGCTACGGAGCGGTGCCTCCTCCATCTTCAACCACACCTTCGGCACAGGCCGCCCGGCGCGATACTCAAAGATCGGTCGGAGCGGTTGTCGAAAGGCACGGGCAACGAGCTTAAACTCGCTGATCCCTGTGGGCCCCCGGTCAAAACCGGAGAGACGGAACCCACCAACCCGGGCACGCCTTAGGGGCTCCCCCAACCCTATCTCACGACAAGAAGCAGTGAGGTAAGGAAGACAGGAGCCCAACCTAAACCGTCCCCGGCGGCAGCGCCGCCACCACAGGAATGAAGAACCGTAACCCGAAGTCACGGTCTTCCTCCACACCTCCCGAGCAAGGCGCTTAGTGGGGACAGGATCCCCATTCCACGCCCTCTCCAGGAGGAGTCCAGAGAACTCCTCCTGAAGAGCCGCTCCCGCCGATCTCGCCGATCGCGTCGGAGCCGGTACTCGAACCCACCCTTCGGGAACACCAGTCCCGAGACGAACCTCGTCCGCCGGCAAGCCCAGAGGAGGAGTACTGGTCAAAAACCAGGCCTCCCTCTCTGCCCACCCAAGACGAACGAGAGTCTCCGGACTGATGGGCGCGCGCAGGTCGCGCAACCAACTCCTACCGCAGGCAGCAAACTGCCTGCCTCGTCGACGGAGATAAACCATCTCCAACCTGATCCGACACTCCCCCCGGAAACCACGGACAAAAGTCCGCAAACCGGGACCGAGAGAGTGAGGAACGTAGTCCGAATCCAAAGTCGCAAGACTCTGGAAACGGGCCACGGGAACCAGCTTTGGCCCCAACTTTCGAGAACGAAAGAAGGTCGAATTCAAAGAGAAGATACTGGCAGAAACCAGCGTCTTCCCACGACAAAGCTGCAAACCCAGGCTGGAGACCGTGTCCATCCAACGACGAACAACTTCCATCCGGGCGCGGAAAACTATGTCGTCCCCGTTAATACGAACAAGGTCATCGGAAACCTCCGACCTTGACACGCAATAACGAAAGGCAACATAGTTCTGAAGGCAGAGCAATGGGAAACTCAACAAATTCCCCATCAACTGCCCCCGAACTTGCCGAAAACGACAAGACCCGCCCCCGGAGAGAGGATACTCCACGTCCGCACGAAGCGAACGCCGAGCCAAATCGAATACACGATCTGGGACAAAGAGTGCCCTCTCCTGAAGGACGCCGAGGATAACCTCGGCGACCTCCAGAGGAAGATTGTCAGTCGCAGACTGGTAATCTCCGCTGACGAACACCTCCCCCCGCTCACGAACAAAGTGAGAAAACTTGGCTTGCTTGGCTTCACCACGAAGAAGCCAAGGACACCTATCCGAGAGCACCCCGTAAACGAGACGGTGCAGCGGACCCAGCAAACACTGGTCAGCTGACGCCACCGTCACGCTACGGGACTTCCCCCCAGTATCCACATTCATGAAACGAACATCAAAGGACTCCCGCAAAGGAAAATCCGAGATGCCGCCCACGAATGAAAGATACTGCCCCTGAAGCCCCCTCCACTCCGCACGACAACCGCCGCGAGAGCGAGAGGACTCCAGACAAGAGGAGAGAGGAGGAGCGTAGGAGGACGCAACCCCCGCGTACGAAGAATCCCAGCCCGTTCGAAATAACCCTCTTATCTCCCGTCTAACATGACGGAGATAACCGGAGGGAAACGAAGCTGGGACCAAACATACGCGATCGCGATGAGCCTCCCAAGGAGCAGGTGGACTGGGTAGAATCTTTCTAAAAAGAAAGAGACTACCCGCAATTGAAGTCCTAGTCTCGAGAGAAGCTCTAGCTAGGACAGGCCACCAGGCGTGGTCAGACGGGTTCTCAAGGAGCCCCACACAAAACTCCTTGATCTCTTTGACAGAGGCGGAGCTATCCCGAGAGAGATCCCATTCCGGCACAACGAGGGAACCAGGTGGAAAACCACCCAGAGCCTCGAACGCCGGAACGGTATCCCTCAATAGAGAGATAGCATGCTCCGCAGCAGCAATAAACGCTGGCGTTTTATTATTGCTGACCGTCATCGGTAGTGGTTAAACCCTAC